GTGCAGAACTACTTCGCCAGCGTCACTGGCACGGGGACCAAGGCTTGTGCCATCGCTTACGTTGGGACTGAGTGGATTCTCATCGCAGCGGAGTGCGGCTAATGCTTGGCGCGAGTTGTCATCCGTGTTGCGGTGGTGGTGATGGTGGGTGGTATTGCTGCATGACATCGCGCGACGAAACGTCGATGAGCGCGCCGTGTCAGCTGTCGTCGCTGCTGGATAGCGTCACGGTGACAATCGGCTCTGTGCAGGATTACATAGCGCAGTCGCAGATTGTGGACAGGGCATGCTCCATTGCGCCGTATTCGGTCAAACACGTTTCTATTGTGCCGTCAAGTGCTTACGCGGGCACTCACACGCTTACGCAAACAACCGGAAACATTCTCCCAAACCAACTACTGTGGCGGCATGATTTTTCAGCGGACGGAGCGGGATGCAGTTCATACATTACGCTCACCGTCACGCAGAATACCTTTGGGCTATACACATGGGACTTGAGCTTGTTTTACCGCAGGTATTTCTGGCAAAAGAACGCCAGATCCCTGCCGTCTGAAACAAAATCGTTGTCTAACATGAAATGCAGCGGAACTACAACAGGCTCGGATGAAAGCACCTGCTTTGCCACTCCACGCGAGACATACGGCGTGTCTGTTGGCGCTGTTTCGCTAGCAGGGCAGCAGTCACCGTGCAAAATAGGAGAAGACGTCAGCTACACGGTCGGCCTGACGCCATACGCATTTTCCATCTCCTCGGATGAAAAGTCTGGACTTTCGGGCGGCGGCGGGCAGTCGAGCACTTCCACTTCCGGCTCGCTATCGCTGCCAGTGCGTCTCGTAATAACGCCCAAATAAAATGCCTTGCTATCAAAACCCACAAAACCCATCGTCAGCAGGGCACCTGCTGTACCAGAACGGTTCATTGTCTGCGCCATACGCCACCGAGGCCGAGTGCAATCAAGCCTGCCGCGAGGGCGCGTGCTGCGAGGGCACGACTTGCACGGTCAAGCCAGCGTGCCAGTGCCAATGCACGACAGGGCGGTGCTGCGGGCCTGACACGACCACCGCTGGTGGGACAACGTGGAAAACGTGCCGCAACGAAACAAAGGCTCAATGCGATGCTCGCGGTGGTGTATTCCAGTGCGGCGTGTCATGCACCACCGGAGTGATTGGCGATGCCGCCGGGTCAACCGCCGGAAGCGTTTGCTTAAACGGAACGGGTGACGTTGCCAATGCGGGGCCAGTGTTCAAGGGGGTTGGTACGACGTGTGCGACGGGGGTGTGCTGCACGCCTTTCACAAACGGATGCAGTCCGCCTTTTGTTGGCAATGTCGCATTGTCGTTCCCCCAAACTATCACAGCATCGGTATCAGTGGACGCTGGCGCAACGTGGCCGTTTGGGCCACAGCCCTTATCTGGGGCTTACGCAATGGACTACGCTGCGCCGCAGACATCGAACGAATGCGCGCAATACTCTCGTGTCTCAACGGTGCAAGGTAAATTTGTAGACGTAAGATCGTCGTGGTTTTTTACGTCTGTGAACGGTGTAGCTACACCGGCCATGTCGTTCACGATGTGGGACTTCGCCCTTTCTTATTGGGGATTTTTTGCATTCCCGGCAACAGGCCCGTGCGCGGGCAACTCGTATATCCCTGCTACGGCGTGCTTCTCTGCGTCTGCCGATCTTTATCAACGAACTCGCGGTCAAAATGAAATAAACAATTACCCGTGCAATCAGACGTGGACAAAAGTTGGCACGGTGCAGGTGTCTGGATGAAATGCGACTTGCGTGACCACAACCCTCTGTGCCCTGTGTGCCTGAAGTTGTGCGGCAGCGGCGACTGCGATTGCGAAGGAGGTGTTGGACAGCACTTACCAGAGCCGCCCACTCTCCACGGCCCCGGCACGGAGCTATCCAAGCTCTTGAAACGGATCGGCATTGAGCCAACACCAACGTGCCAGTGCCGCGCGAAGCAGCAGCAGATGGATCAGTGGGGCTGCGACGAGGCCAGCAAGCCAGAGAGGATCGACGAAGTGGTAGCCGTCATGCGGGAGGAAGCCACGGCTCGCGGCCTGCCGTTCATCGACGTGGCGGGCAGGCTGCTCGTGCGGCGGGCAATTGCGAACGCACGGCGAAACGCTTGACACGCCTGCCACGCTAGTGGCATGGGACGCACTAAGCCAAAGACGCAGCCCGAGGCGGTGATTCTGCCGCCAGAGCTTGACGACGACGACGAGCACGTTGGCGGCGGCATCCCTGACGATGACGGGTGGATTCACCTAGAGCAGAAGGGGGAGCAGCGTGAAGACGAAAAGCCGAAGCGGCGCACTAGCCGACGCCGTAGCTGAGAGGGTGAAGCCCGCAAAGCCTGCGACGTGGATTGATCGCCTGAGCGATGACGACCAGGCGGGCGTGCAGGAGATCCGCACGCGGTTCCAGGCAGGCGGCTACGGCGCCGCATCTGCGGCATCAGTGGCACGGGCACTGCGAGAAGAAGCGGCTGCGGCTGGGTGGCACATCATCTCCGAGAAGGAACTATCCGAATGGCTGCGAAAAAGTTAGCGGACAGGATTGCCGAGGACGTCGAATCTGCGTCACGCCTCGCTACTGATGCCGAGATTGCTCGCCTGCGTAGCGAACTGGCTGACGCCAAGGGACGCTACAAGGCGGCTCTACAAGCCATCGACGCCGAGCGTGCGAGAGCCGACACAATCGCCGGTCTCACTGGCATCGAGCCTGTGCGGCGGAAGGATGTACCAAAAACGGTACGCAAGAAGCATGACGCCACGATGGTCGTGCTGCTCTCGGACATCCACGCCGAAGAGCGTGTCGACCCTGACACGGTCAACGGGCTGAACGACTACAGCCTGGACGTGTGCGACCAGCGAATGAGCGAACTGATGGAACGCTTCGCCGTGCTGCTTGAGCACGAGCGACGCCTGGCGAAGATCGACCGTGTCGTTGTCTGGCTCGGTGGAGACTTCATCAGTGGGCACATTCACGACGACACGGCAGAGCTTGCGCAGTTGGCACCGCTCACGGCTACCCGATGGATTGGTGCCCGGCTGCGTGGCTTTCTTGACGCCGTGTCAGAGAACGCACGCGAAGTGATCGTCGCCACCAACAGCGGCAACCACGGGCGAAGCACCGAAAAGCTACGCATCGGCACGGAGCTAGAGCACTCGTTTGAGCAGAATCTATACCTGACGATGGCAGCGGCAGAGAGCCGCAAGAATGTCCGGTGGCAGGTTGGCACCGGCTATCTGAACTACGTTGACCTTGATGGGTTTCTCGTCCGCTTCCATCACGGCCACGCCATCAAGTACGGCGGCGGAATCGGCGGCATCACGATACCAACGAACAAAGCTATCGCAGCGTGGGACGCTGTGAAGCGTGCGGACCTTACGTGCTTCGGGCACTGGCACCAGTTCCAGTGGTTGCGGGCCGGTCGCTACGTCGCCAACGGAAGCGTCATCGGGCACTCGGCATATGCCACACGGATCAAGGCGGCATATGAGCCGCCGTGCCAGGCGTGCATCGTCATTGACCACGGGCGGCACGAGGTGACGAAAGCCATGCCTATCTACTGCGACCGTGACCTGCGTACGCCGAAGGCTTGACGCATGGAATACGACTTGAGTGACGAGTATCTAGCCGACGCACGCCAGCGAGCGTATCGCTATCAAGGGCAGTGGACCGGCACCGCAGGATCACTGGCGGCAGACGTCGCCAGACTTCTTCTCGAAAGGAAACGCATGCAAGAGGTAATCGCAACGCTTGAGGAATCAAACGCCATGCTGCGGGCAGCAGTGGAGGAAAGGCTAGCTGGCTCATGCTGCGAAGGCGTGAGGTGTCACACGACCACAACGACGACTGACGAAGTGGCGAGCCGCTGGAAGGACATTACCAAGGCGAGCGCTGAGAAGTACGCCGCCGAGCGCGAGGAAACGGTGCCGGTTGATTGGATTCTTCAGGGACAGCGTGAGATGGAAGCGGCACCGGACGACATCCGGTGGACGGGGGATAGCATCCTTGCCAAGCAGGACGACATCCGTCCCGGCTCGCGGGAGTTCCTAGCCATCCTTGAGGAACTCAAAACCCTGCACTTGGCGAAGACGCTCGACTACGGCGTTGACGAGGACGCATTGTCAAACATCAGGCAGAGTGCCGACGTCGTGAATATGCCGGCGTGGGCTGGCTGTATCCTGCGGATCAGCGACAAGATGCACCGGCTCAAGGCGTTCTTCCGCCGTGGGAAATGCGAGTTCGACGGCATCGAAGACACGCTGAAGGACATTGCCTGTTATTCCGCCATTGCTCTGGTGCTGTACCGAGAGGGGCAGTCAGACCCGGTCTGACTCACCACCCATCCCGCCTACTCTGGCGGTATGGTCGCCGACGCCCCACTCGCTGCCGCTGCGCCGTTCAACGACATTGCGTCAAAGGTGTCGGCGTTTCTCGTCACGGCTCGCGTCTCGGCGAAAGACGGGCTGACGATAACGGAGTTCGGTGCTCTCGTCGCAGCGCTCGTCAGGCTGTCTGTCGAGACGCTTGACGCCACACAGAACCTGACGGGCGAGGAGAAACGGCAGATCGTGCTTGAGGCTATCGGCGTGCTGTTTGACTCCGTGGCCGTGCTGTGTGTGCCGATGAGCCTGTACCCGTTCTGGTACTTCGTCCGCCCCGCAGCTCGAGCACTGGTCGTCGCCATTGCTGCCGGGATTATCGAAACAATTCTGCCACTGCTGAGGAAGTCGTGATCACAGCGTTACTCATTGCCTTTGCGGTCTACGTGCTTGCCGGCCAGCAGATCACAGAGAATGTCAAAGCGTGGTACGCCACGGCCAAGATGCCGACCATCGACGGGCAGTACGTCGCCGCTGTGGCATTGCTCGTTGCTGCGGTTATTGCTTTTGCGCCGAGCCGGCAAGCACCAGCACCGACCCCTTCGCCTGCGCCGCCGGATGCGTTCACGCTACGAGGCAAGTTCATCGGGCCGACTGCCGCAGCAGATGCAGCCACGCTCTCTGCCTTGTGCGACGAACTGGCGTCGTGCATTGAGTGGGACGGACAACACGACCAGCGGCTCAAGACGGGCGTGGCGTTTGATGAGCTGCGGATCGCCGCCCGCGAGATGCGATGCCGTGGCGAGAGCATCGGTGCCCGGCAGCCGCACGCCAAAGAAGCCATCCATAAGTTCTTAGACGACGCTGTGGGCTCATCTGGCGGTCCTGTGACGCCAGAGAGCCGAGCGGCGTGGGTGTTGGCACTCCGTGACCTGTCGAGGGCTGCCGCTGATGTCACGCGCTAACCGCTGGTCGCTGTCTGCCGTTGTGTTCGTGATCGTGATGGCGATCTTGGGTGCGCTCGTTGAGCGAGCCACGCACCGGGTCGCGGCACGCATTGACGGGCAGTTCGGCTATGTGCCAGATCCTGCCGGGACGCAGCGTTTCTTGGCCGAGCTCGACCAGCCACTCTTCTCGGACGCTGCCAAGGACGTGATCAAGAACGCCAAGGGGCAGGACACGTTCCTCTATCGCTTCGCAGATCGTGCTCACCGCCAGGTCTACGGCAAGCCGTTCGGCCCGTGGAAGCAAGGCATAGGCGATTGCACGAGCTTTGGTTGGGCTATGGGAAGCTATGTGGGCCAATGTGTGGATTGGGCCGAAGGCGAATTGCCGGAGCCGCCAAAACTCGTCGACACAACCAGCCTGTACTCGGGTAGTCGTACCGCCGGCAGACTTCCTCCTGTGACGCAGGCAGGGTACAGCGACGGCAGCTATGGAGGTGCATGTGCACGCTGGGTCGCCGGCAAGTGCAAAGACCCGACGGTAGGCGGCATCCTGTTTCGCCAGCCGTACCCCGGTGCCGACCTGACGACCTACAGCCCGCAGCGGGCGAAGGAATGGGGCAACTTGTTGTGCGGCGGTGGGCAAGTGGGAATTTCCCTCGCCAAGCTAGCCAACAAGAACACGGCGACAAACGTCGCCCTCGTGCGAAACTTTGACGAGGCTGCCGCAAGTTTAGAAAGCGGCTTTTGTGTGCCAGTTTGCAGCGGAGTTGGCTTTTCGTCGCAGCGTGACGCCGATGGCTTCGCGCCACGCCAAGGCTCTTGGGCGCATTGCATGTGCTTCATTGCCGTGCGTTACGCCAAGAACGAAGGCAAGCGTGATGGGCTTCTCTGCATGAACAGCTGGGGCGTCTTTAATGCAGGCCCGAAGTGGCCGGCAGACCAGCCTGACGGCTCATTCTGGGTAGATCGCCAGACGGTTGATGCGATGCTCTCTGGTCAAGATTCATTCAGCATCTCAGGCGTGAACTTTCGCTATCGGAATCTGGACCACGGCAATTGGCTGCAGCCATTCCCGCCAGAAGCTCGGATGCCTTCACCTGCTCGCCTCATTGCTGACACGTTCCACCTTGCACAGTAGGAGATCCCATGTCGCTTCTCTTGTGGCTCGTATTCGGCGCAATCGCCGGTGGCATCGCCAAGTGGCTGATGCCCGGCAAGTGCCCTGAAGGCTGGGTGCCCACCATCGGGCTTGGCCTGATCGGCTCTCTCGCAGGTGGCCTGCCGTTTGGAGACGCTCCCGCCGGCCTGATCGGCAGCGTGATCGGTGCGTGTGTGGTGATGTTCGTCTACTCCGTCTGGAGCGTTGACCGATGACCCAGAAAGAAATGCAGACAGCCGTGGTTGTGGGCCTGGTGGCCGTGATGCTCACATGGTGGGCCGCCACGAGCGACTACAGCCCGGTGAAGCCAGAGCCGAGCCGACCGGTTTTGCGACTGATTCAGCGGCTCGCCCGGCTCGGCTTGTGGGTAGCGATGTTTGCTGAGCAGCCGCCGCAAGAGGCACGCTACGTCGTTCACGCAAGAGTCGATGAGCACGGGCATCGAGTTATCAACCACGGGCAAGGATGGTGAGACGCATGTGGCAATACATCCTCTCGGTACTTGCCGCTCTCTCGGCTGATCCTGCACAGATCGACCAGGAGGCTCCTAGAGCCTCGGCGGCGGTCTCAGTGGCCTATGCCGCCACGGCACCGGACAAGGCTCCAGAACCGAAGCCAGAGCCTAAACCGGGCTGCTGCACGGACTGCGGCGGGCGTGGCTACATCGTGCACGGCGACGGGCACCGCACGCCGTGCCCGTGCCCATCGACTTGCAAGTGCAAAGCCCCGACCGGCGCGTTGTCCACGCCTGTTTCACCTGCTCGGCCTGCGGGCGGGAGGTGACGGTGGACGACGCGCCGGCTGGGATGCTGCCGCATCTGCGGAGCCGGTTGCGTGCTGAAGTCGGCCCGCGAGCCGTTGCCGCTGGCAGAGCGTTTGACGAGTTCGTCGATTCCGTCTGTCGCTGCTGGAACTGCGAGCACTGGACGAAGCTCGCTAGGGCGCAGCCAGAAAGCGAGATGGCAGCAGTGCGTGACGCCAAGGTCTTGATCGCCAAGGTGCGAGAAGACGTCGAAGCCATGTGGGGCGATTCGCCGGAACTCCAGAAACTCTACAGCGATGTCGGCACTGACGCCGTCGAGTCGTTCGCTCGGCTGTGGTTTGAGAGTATGGCGAACCGCACATGGATGCGTCAGGCGTGCCGGGAAGCCCGAAAGACTTGACAGAGTTGGCAGACTCGCTGCATGGGCGAGGTCCAGCGGTCACTGCTGAGCGACGACGAACTGCCACCACCGAGGGGCAAGAAACGCCGCATGCCCGAAAGGCTCTCGCCGCAGCTGCGGAAGTGGCTGACGCAACTCGCTCGCGTCGGTGCCCGCATTACGTGGACAATCGAACTGCTCTACGATCCACGCAAGGGCGGGCAGGGCGAGTTGTGCGACAGAGCCAAGGCAGGCGATCACACGCTAGTGCTCGACACGGTGCGCGAGGTTGAGCACCGAGCCGCGACGCTGGCAGAGGACATTGAAGCGTTCATGACGCCACCGGACAAGCTGCCGTCAGAGCCAGGCAGCAAGGCACGGGTCGAGGCGATGGCACGGCGGCAACTGGCGAAGATGCACATCTTCGACTGATCGTATTGGAATCCGTACACATTTTGTCGATTTTGTAACACGTTTGGGGCGAGTGTCGCCCCACATAACATGACGGAACGTGCGATTAGGTGTTCAGTCGGGCCAGCAGCTTGCGGAGCGTGGCGGGCACCCAAGATGCGGCTGGCGCTTTGCCGGCCACCTCATCAAGCATTTGCTCAATCGCCCCCCGCTCCTCGTCGGTGAGCGTGGGCGAGCGGTAGAGCGGGACTACAAACCAGCCCCACTCTCTGGCGGCTGCGTCTGCCTGCTCCTTCAGCATGTAGACCGCAGAGCTTTCGCTGCCGTCGGCGGCAACGGCGAGCCATGCGGCTGGAGCAACCGTACCCTCGCCCTGCACACTACCCTCTCTTGGTGGAGTGTCCCGATTCGTATTAGTGTTCGCGTGTTTCTCGTCGCTTTTCTCGTATGATTCGCTCTCCCACTCCGGCCGCAGCCTGACGAGCAGCGATCGCATTACGCCGTAGATGCTCATGCTGGCGATTCTGCCGTCCTCGACCACACACTCAATAGCGTCGATCTCGGCCTTGCTGGGTGTACTGCCGGTGCCATCAGCGTCCTTCGGGGTTCCCCCGTTGTTTGTGGCTATCGCTTCCGGCACAGCGTCATGATTTGTTCGCTCACGCTCGCGGAGCATGGCGTCGGCATAGGCTGCTGCTATGCGAACGTATTGGCTCATCGCCTGTTCTGGCGCGATGGAGCGTGAAAGCAGCCCCGTTAACGCCGCAGCGGCAAACGTGTCGCGGTCGGTCATGCGTCGTCTCCTTCATGCCCAAAGATTGAGTCAGACGCCGACGCATCAAATATCCCAGCCGCTTCGTTCAGCGTTGCGGTGGCATCATCGACACACATGCTGCCGCCGTCGCCATCCGAAACCCAATCAGCCGATATAGGCGTCGAACGAATCACGGCAGCGATTGCGTTTCTCTGTGCATCGGTGAGGGAAGCGAGCAGCCGCTCGGCATCGACCTTGCCGTTCTTGTCGCGGAAGTCGGTGTCGGTCATGACTTCCTCGCAATAAACGTGCGGCCTATCCAAGACCCAATAAGTCCGCCAGCGAAACCCAGCAAGACAGCGTAAAGAAAGTCCATCGCCTTACCTCTCCACCTTTCCACTACACGGGCAGTCAGGGTGATGGCACACGCCACCGCCTGCATGCTCAACAAACCAGTGCCCGTCGTGCTGACGTGTGTGAAGGCTCCACGATCCTGGCGGGCCGGCGGTCGCATGCTCGACGCCGTCGCGGCCACGGCTGGCTGCGGCTCTGGCGGCAGAGATCGCAGGCCACAGCAGGCCGATCAGTGTCATCAGGATGGCGACGACGACCATTGCTTCGACGAGCGTGAACCCCCGTTTCATGTCACCTCCGGTGGCTCGGGGAGTGGCATCCAGTGGCTGGCGTTCCAAGACCCGTAGTCGGTGGAGAACCATTCGCCACGACTATTGAAAGCAAACTCGCCAACTTCAGTTATGCCGCCAACACGAGTGACTGCAAGAACTCTTTGCCCGTCTTCCGGCAGACGTTCGTCTACCGGAATCCAGCGTGGCAGCAGTTCGCTCACAGCCGCTATTGCGTCGTCGCCGCCCTGGCGGATGCGTCGGTCGAGTTCCTTCATGCGTCCCATTGCGTTCCACTTTCTGGAATCTGGAATCAGTCCACCACCCCCGGAGTCTCGCCTATCAACCGCCGTATGTGCTCCAGGTGCTCTCTCGTTTCCTCGCTCGGCTCGCCGTGCTTGCAGACGCTGCGGCAGTACTGGTCGATCTGCCAGATCGCCGACTTGGCGTCGGCACCCTGCATGGCGGCGTTGAACTCGGACTGCTCGTCGGGCAGGCGGAAGCGAAGGATGGCGTGGGGCATTTTCCAGATTCCTGAACATGGAACGCCGCCCGGCTGGGTCGGCGACACGGGTTATATGTCCGCTGCCTGCCAGCCGGGCGACGTATGGGCAGTGTGGCACGGGCGTCAAGCAGCGTTGTTCTCTGGCGGCTTTTCGTCGCTGGCAGGCGGGGCGTCGGCGGGCTTCTCTGGCGGCTGCTCGCTGGCCGGCGGCTTTGGCGTCGTCAGGTCAAGCGGTGGCAGCAGGTCAATCGCCGTCTGCTTCGGCTTGGCAATCGTCACGTCGATGTAATGGGCCTTGGTGATGGCTGGGTTTGAGTGGTCAAGCAGTTGCGTGGCATCGCCACCAGCAAGCGCCATGTAGCTGGCGGCAGACTTCCGCAGCCCGTGGAAGCCACGGTTTGTGACGCCGGCCCGCTTGCAAAGCAGCCCGAAGTGGTGCCACAAGGTGCTTTTGTCAGCAGTCCACGGCCAGACCAGATCGTCAGGCTTGCCTCGGATCTGCTCAAGCCACTTGCACTGATCCTCTGAAATCGTCCGCAGGATGTCGCGGGTCGCGCCTTTCCGACCCTCGGCTGGGAAGATGACGATTCGTTGCGTCGTGTCCACGTCACGCCAGCGGAGTGCCAGATGCGAACCGATCCGTTCGGCGGTCTCCCAGCACGACCTAATCAGCGGCGGAAAGAAAAGGTGCGGCGGCAGCGTGGTTGGCTTTATACGGGGCCGTCGCTGCAAAGCCTGCCGCAAGAGGGCTGAGACCTCATCGACCGTGTAGCCTCGTGGTATGCGTCCTGGTGCCCGTATCTGGGCAAGCGTTGGGAACTGGTCAACGTATCGCCGTTTTGCGCAGTACGACCAGAGGGCGGAAATCTGGTTTCGGTCCTTTCTGGCCGTGGCGGCTGACCGCACGGCTCGCCGGCTGGCAACGTAGGTCTGAACCACCAGCGGGTCGAGGTGCTCGGTTGTCGGCTCCGTTTTCAGCTGGTCTGCCCAGCGGGCAAACGTCAGCCGGTATTGCCGCCTGCACTGGTCAGAATGTGCCCGCAGCACTGCGTACTCGTTTTCGTAGATGTCCCGTAGTATTCTGGTCATTTCGATTCTCCATCACTTGAGGTTACTGAGTTGACGTATACTAATGTACAGAACCCAAACGAGCTATCCTCCACTTGAGTTTGGGTTATTTGAGTTTTGTACACCCAAACAAAGGTAGAGCCGTGACGGTGCCTCGGGCAAATTGGGCGGTTTTTAGGCGGGAAACGCTTGACTCGGCTAACGCAGCCGTTAGTATCGGGGCATGGTTGTGGCATCACCCGACGAATCGTGGCTCACTGTTTCCGAGGCGGCAAAGCAAGCCGGCTGCACTGAGGGCTGGGTGCGCCTGCTGCTTGGTGACGGTCGCCTGAAAGGCTGGAAGGCTGGCGAGCGGGCTTGGCTGATCCACAAGACGGACGTCGAGACGCTCAAAAGCTCCCTGACGACCCGGTCTGTCGGCAGGCGGGACGCCAAGCCGGCGACCCCGAAAAAGCGGAAAACCCGCAAGAAATAGGGGCTTTTCAGGAATTCCGAAAAAAATTCCTCATCCCCCTTGCAAGCAACTAACGATAACGCTAGTATGGGAAGCGTCAGGCACATGAGACCTGACGCAACGCCAACCGGAGACAAACGATGAACGCCGACCGCTGGAACCAGAACGACATCGAGGCCGCTGCCGCGTGGTACGTGGCCCACTCGACCGACGCCGAGATTCAGTCCGAGCTGAACCTCGCTTTCCGTAGCCAATGCGGCTACATGATCCACATCCTTATGCACGCCAAGGCTGCGCGTGCCGCCTGCCGCTGACCAGCCCTGCCCGCTGGCAATCTCGCCAGCGGGCAACCACGACCACGAGACACAAGGAAAACGCCAATGCCAGTTCAGTCAGAAAAGCGACGTTGCAGGTTTTGCGGCAAAGACTTCCGGGCCTACCTAGTCGGCAAAAAGCCTGCCGCACAATTTTGCAGCCGTCAGTGCTACACGAACGACCGCAAGCCGCAAACAGCATCTGCCGCCAAGCCCCTGCGCGTGTCAGCGAATTGGATCATGTACGCCCACCAGCCGCCTGCCGAAAGCGGCGTGAAGTCGTCCGTCGAACTCGTTGACCTCATCACGGAACGTGATTTCGTGCTGATCCCAGCCAACCGGCCAGACCTCGCAGCAGAACTCGTCAGTTGCGCAGAGTTGTACACATGCTCCTACAGCAGCGACCGTGACGACCGGATGCGTGGAATGCAGGCATCCCGCGTGATCGCCAGAGCCAAGAAATGGATGCAGGAAATCTCGCATTCCTGAACACCACACAAGGTGGGGCCACCCGGCCTGCCGACAGCTGCGAAACGGGTGGCACTCACACACACGGAAAGGATTCCGCCATGCTCCGCGACATACTCAAAGCCGCTCTCGTCATCGCCTGCATGACCATCGGTGCCGAGTTGCTGGTCGAGACGCGATTCGAGATCGCCGCCATCGACATCGCACACCGCCAGGCTCTCGCGCCGCAGATCGTGGCCCAGCAGATGCCGCAGCAGATGGAGCCGCCCGGTCGGCTTCGCCAGTTCGGACGTTCGGCAATCAACCTTGCTGACGCAGCCCTAAGCATTCTCCGTTGACAGAACTAACGCAGGCGTTATCTTGCTCGTCGCAACTAACGCAGGCGTTAGCGAATACTATACACATTTCCAACAACCACAAACCGCTCCACCGCTTGTTTTGCAGCACTTTCGGATGCTTGACCTGTGACTGATCGTACGTACACTTCCACCCCACAACCAAAGGAGATGACCCACATGGACGCACACATCAACGAATACGCCGCCGCCGTCGCCGGAATGGCCGAGACCTACGGCACCCGCGCCGCTGACACGTTCGCCATTGGCGATCACATCACGTTTCGCCTGAAGGGCTGGAGCCTCAACTCGCACGACGACGGGCGAGTGTGCAGCCATCACGCCGGGATGCTGCTGGTGGAGACCGCCAGCGACATCGTCGAGGTGGACCCGCGACCGTGGCCGGTAGGCAACGTGCTGCCCTTCTAGACGCACACAGGAGCGACGGTGGAATCGTCGCGGCCCAAGGACGGGAACAGTGCCGCTGAGTCAGGACGACAAGGCGGCTTTTACGGACGGAAACAAAGACACGAAAGGACACGGACATGACGGTACAGATCAGAAAGGCGAAGCGGTCGGCAACCAAGCTGCGGCTGCTTCTCACCGGGCCTAGCGGCTCTGGCAAGACTTGGGGCGCTCTGCAAATCGCCAAGGGCATCGGCGGCAAGACGATGGTGATCGACACGGAGGAAGGATCGTCCGATCTCTACGAGCACCTGCACGACTTCGACGTGATTGACCTTCGCCCGCCGTTCACGCCAGAGCGGTACATCGAGGCGATCACCGCAGCCGAAGAGGCTGGCTACGAAGTCATCATCGTGGACAGCGTCACGCACTGCTGGAGCGGCTCGGGCGGATGCCTGGAGCTTCTCGAAGACGTTGCGAAGGCTCAGTTTCGTGGCAACACATGGTCAGCGTTTAGCGTCATCACGCCCCGCTGGCGGGCGTTCGTGGACAAGTTGTTGCGGTCGCCTGCCCACGTCATCTGCTCTGGTCGCAGCAAGACCGAGACTGCCCAGGTGGACGACCACGGCAAGAAGAAGGTGGCGAAACTCGGGATGAAGCTGGAAGCCCGCGACGGGCTTGAGTTTGAGTTCACCACCGTACTGGACCTGATCCACGACGGGCACTACGCGACGGTCAGCAAGGACCGCACGGGTCTTTTTGCTGGCGATCCCAAGCCCATCAACGTGCAGACCGGCGAGCGCATCGCCGAGTGGCTCTCGGGCGGCAAAGCGGTCGAGGACCAGGCGGTCATCGACGGTGCGAGGAAGGCGATCAACGACGCCACCAGCGTTGACAACCTTGACAGATTGAAGCAGCGGATCGCCCAGCGGTTGACCGAGGGGCGGATCTCGCAGGCGACGGCGATGGAACTGGCGGCAGCGATCACGGACAAGCGGAACGGACTCACTCTCTAATCGAAAGGACTCTGCATCATGGACTGGGACATCAACATCGACGAGGACTTCCCGGCTGACGTTCACAAGACGCTTCCGGAAGAGCGGACCATCGTGCCGGTCGGCACACATGTGGCACTGATCAAGAAGGCGGAAGAAGGGCCGAATCAGTGGAAGGTCAACGAGACGAGCAACCCTGACGGCATATGTTTGAAGCTGCGGCTGGCGGTTGGCGAACACAAGTTCATCTTTCACGACCTGCCCAAGCACATGCCCTACCTTGCCAAGCAGTTGGCAGAGGCTCTGGGTATTGAGCCGGAAGGCAACACGCTGCGGGTCGTGCCCAGCGACATCGAAGGACGGGAAGTGACGGTCGAGGTCGTTCACTACACGTCCAAGTCTGGCAACGTGTCGGCGGTGGTGAAGAAGTACGTGCCGCTGGTCGCCAAGCCTGCGGCACAGAAGCGGCAGACGCTCCCGCAGAAGGCTGCGGCGACGTTCAAGGCGGCGGCTGGCAGTGATGACATCCCGTTCTAGGAGCACTCAGTCATGGAAGACGACTACGAACCAGACGACGACCGGCTTGAAGCACGACGCAGGCACCGGCAACTGATCGACCGACTCGACCGTGACATCGAGGAAGTCAACAGCCCTGAGTACCAGGCGGAAGAGGCAGAACGACGAGCGGCATCGGAACGGTGGCAAAACCTGCCGCCAAGCCGAGCACCGCTAGGCACGAAGACCTGCCGCATGACAGAGGAGCAGATTTTCCACGCAGATCGAGAAGGGAATTAGCGACCGGCACGCCATAGCCGTAGGTGCTGCGTTTCACGGCACCGTTGGCCGCCAAGGGCACTCTAGAGGCGTCGTATCAGTGCAGCCGCAGCGTCGGCAAACACTCCTGCCACATGACGTGATGCGACCGCCTGCCCGGCGTAACCGGGCCAAAACACCAAGGATGGAAAGATGACCCGCCCCCACTACATCACGCCCGACATCGAAGACACGCTTCCGCTATTCCGCCGCACCGATCCGGCGACGAGCAAGGCCGCAGCCGCCAGCGTCAAGACGTTCCAGGGCGAGCACCACGCGGCGATCCTCGACGCGCTGTCGCACGGGCCGGCTGGGGCAAGCGGCATCGCTGCTCGATGCGGACTGCTCGGGCACCAAGTCAACAAGCGACTCGGTGAGCTTGCACGGGCTGGGAGGATCGTGGAGACGGGACGGCTCGTGGCGAGTAGCAGTGGTCGGGGCGAGCGAGAGTGGAGGTGTGCGTGATGGCACGATGCGAACAGTGTGACTTGCGAACAAAAGTGGATGGATGGCGTTTTTGCTGCGAGTGCCTTCAGTCGCGCAACAAATCCACGCTTGCAGAAAGAGCACGCAAGGCGAAGGAAGGCAGGCAGCGAGTTAAATCTGGACGCGATTTTAACAGCGTTATTGACGCTGATCACGACGAACAAATTGGCGGCATGTCACGGTCAGTAAGAGCGATGGAAGAACGAACTTGACGCATGACGCACAGTAACACGGTTGGAACATCACTACACGCAAGGAGGATAGCATGACGACGGCCACGGACACGATCAATTTGATTCCGGTTTCGCAACTGAAACCGCACCCGAAAAACCCGCGAGTTTCCCTGCGCGATGACGTTGTTGATGCCATTGCTACGGACTTGACAGAGCGAGGCCACATGGAGTCTCGCCACGCGATTACCGTGCGAGCTGTGGACGACGGATACGAGATCATCAGCGGACACCACCGGCACGCGGCTGCGGCCAAGGCCGGTATCACTGACGCGCCGTGCTGGGTCGTCGAGATGGACGACGACGAGGCGTACATGGCACTGGCGACCAGCAACAACCAGGGCGAGCTTTCGCCGCTGGAGATCGGTCTGCACGCGCTGGATCGCGTCGGCAAGGCGAGTGCCGGACGAGGCAAGAAGGGCGGCCTGTCTGAATACGCCCGCAAGCTTGGCAAGTCGCACCAATACCTTTCGCAACTGGTGGCTGCGGCAGAGGTCGCAAAATCCGCAAGTCAACTTGCGGATTTACTCAACAAGACGCAGCACCTGAACGCCATTCACTCTGCTGACCCATTGCTTT